GTTCATTGATACCTAGGGTGTACATAAAACATGTGATCGTCGACTTGCACTACATGTTGCATAGTTGCAGCCCAATAAGGCTGTACATAATTTGCATGGTAAAACATAGCACCAGATGATAAGTCTGGATACTTACCGGACACTACATCGCTGGCTATTGAAATTGCATCTCCCCATGCTTTCATGTCCTTGGGCGTATCGCTTTTGCCATCGCAATACCAACTGAATTGACATTGGTTAATAACAGGCACATTTCTACCGTGATTTTCCTTCCACCATTTGCTGTACCTTGCTTGATATATTACATCGCAAATTGTGTTAGGGAAGTAATTACTTTTTACTCTGTTCATCACTACTTGAGATACAGCAACTTTGCCTTCTAATGACTCGCCCCTGGCTTCGTGGTAGATGTTCAATGCCAAACACTCAACTTGTTTGAAGTCAGTTGTGGGCATTGGTGGTGTTTTAATCTCAAACACAATTGGCTCGTTGATCACAGGAACATATTCAATTTTTGGATGTGTAAAAAAATACGAAACTGTGAGTATAAAGACTGATAACGCAGTTAACATGTATCTATACATTTGCAACTCCTTCATTTTAAATTTCTAGACCAGTTTGATACTAGAAGTCATTTCAATGTATTTGTCTGCGATTTCTTTTTGTGTTGTAGCGTATGTGAGTACCGTATCTTTATTTAGTGTGATTTGTGATGGTTCAGCACTCATTATCCATGGTACCATTCCAATACCTTGAGCACCAGGTGCTAACACAACTGCTTTGCTCACAGACAATCCGCTGTCTGTGCTTTCTTCAAAACGGGCAATAAGTTCTTCGCCTGTTGTTAGTTTTACTGTGACTACGTCGCCACTTTTTAAAGGTTTATCAAACAGCATATTTTCTCCATTTCTGTATGTTTTATACATTATATACTATGTTAATGACTAGGTCAACACTTTTCTGCACCAAAATTTCCTGTTTTTACACACTTTTTTGCGGATAGTGTTAAATAAAAACGTTGGACAGGATAATTTGGTCTAGCATAGTTATAAAATATTGCGTCCCTCTTAGAATACGCTAAATAGTTCAGGAGAACTCAATGACTGTCTCAACAACGAACAACAAGTGGCGCCACTTGTATTTTACAACTAGACGGTTTTAAATTAGTTTAAGGCCAGATGCAGAACCATCTGAATTTTGGGTTACTTCTAGCTCAGAAAACTCAAACTCTTCACCAGTAATTCTACGCCACAGTTCCCACTGTAGCAACAGTGTGTTTGCTGCACCTCTTGTTCCATGTAAATGCACAATGTTGGCATCATTCATGTGTATGCCATTCCATGTTTCTAAATAGTTGTGCAACTCAGCATTGTCTATGTTATTATATGGAACCTGCATTGCTTGGAAATTCATTTCAGGCTTTAACCAAGTGGCCACGTCTGGGTCCTGACTGTACATCATTTCATTAAAAATGATTTGTTCTGTTCCCCAAATATTATAGTCCCAATCGCTTGCGTATTTCCAGCCCAAGTCCCAAACATCGCTAGTCATAGCACTAGGATAGTATCTGCAACCTGCATTGAAGTAATGTTCGTGCATCAAATTGTATTTGTTGTTAGCGTCTTCGCCTTCCAGCGTTTTGGGGTCAGTATAATTAAAAAGTTGAAAGCGATCAAACTTGCCAAATACTTCCACTGGATTGATTACAAGTGTGTCGCAATCTAAAAATAAAATGTTATTGGGGTCTTCGTGATTCCACTCATCATACACATGTTGAAAGTTGTTGTGAAATATTTGTTGATAACTGTCAACTTCGTCTCTGAAAATAACAGTTTCAAAATCTTCTTGTATAAATGTTTCAGCACTGTGCTGTACAATTTCTGCCATAGATTTATACAGTGTGTATGTTTTTTCTGCGCCTACTTCTTTGTTGTATTCCAGTTTGTCGTCAGTTTTGATTCTGCTAACTGCCATACATAATTTATTCTTCATTTGTAAATCCTACTTGTTGATCAAGTCCTGTAAAAATTTCTTTTAATTTCCATTCACTTCTTGTTTTAATGAATCTTAACGCTTTTGCAACATCAGCAGTTGTTGCATCATCGACTAAAATAATTCCGCCGGGTGCTAAATGCTTTTGTGCAAAAAACAAATTGTACAGCGTAGCCTCGTATTTGTGAATTGCATCAATGTAAATAAAATTATACATGGGCAAATCTTCTGCAATAAACGCTTCAATGTTTTTGTTTACTATACTTATTTTGTCGCTGTTTGCACACAGTGATAAGTTGGCTCTTGCTAATGTGTATTGACTTGGCTGATGAAAATTGTCAACTGTGGTAAGTCTGCTGTTTTTGTGTGTTAATAAATTTTCTGCAATCCAATATGCACTACTGCCGGTACCCGTTCCGAGTTCCAGGATATTCAGTTCATCGTCTATGTTCATTTGTACTCGGTCAAAAGCATGTATCCACTTTTCTCCCCAAACAAAAAAATTTTGATGTGCAAAGTTAGGCTTCATTAAAATGGTAACTCATACCCAAATCTTTGATGGTCCTCTCCGTATACTTGGGTGTATAATTCTACAAATCTATCAGAGGGCTTTATGCCCATTTTAGTAGGTCTTATTTTTTTCAAGTCTACTTTGTTGTACATTGTAGGTAGTTCTGGTAGACTGTATTTGGATTGCATTTCTTTCCAGCACTCATCGAGACGTTCATAATAATAGACTTCTGTGTTCTGTCCTACAAAATGATGTTGAGGACGCCAATGGTTGTCCATATGAAATATGTTTGTTCCATCCAACCATGCTTGTTTGTTTTGCTGATACTGTTTTTCGTTGTTAATGTAGTTTGATAAATTGTTCACAATGTATATCTGTAATCTAGCAAAAAAATCTTCTGAGTATAGATCATCGCCCCCGTGTCTCCACATTAACTCACTGATACATCTAGTAAACGGATTTCTCACAACGGTAAATTCATGTGTGATATCATATTTAGGATATATGTTGTAAACAATTAAATCTCTATGCCAATGTTGAGGATTACATGGCTTCCAGTCGGGTACCTTGTTTCTTGCAGGCTCGATCAAAAAATCTATATCCCAGTCTGCATTTTCGAATGCTCTTTCTATAGAAGTGCCAGCAGATTTAGGTATGTGCACAAACAGTATCTTGTTGTCATTTTTTGTAAAAACCGGCACTCTTTAATTCTCCAAAATCCAATTAATGTTATCCATGCTTGGACTCTTTAGGTCATTATTGCAAACAAAGTCTTTGAGTGCATCTAGCACACTGTCTCTATAACCATCTAATAATGTTTGCCTATTTTCGATCAACATACGTTTGTACTTTGTTTTATATTTCCAAAGTTCCTCGCTTGATATGTTGAGAGTTTTTGTAACACACTGCTTGTATGCAAACCATCTTGCAAGATCATTCTCATAAACATCGTAACTATAATCAATAAAAGGCGGTAGTTGAATTCCGTACTTGTCTTTGATATCTGTAATCATACCACAATACCCAAAAGGCATAATGAAATGTCCTTTCACTATGGGATTCCATGTTTTTTCAGTTAAGCCAGTTACTTTATCCTCGAGACGTGTGTTTGACGTTACTGTTTCAGTGTAAATACTAATAACCGATTGTTCATAATATGCGTTGTGGATAGGAGCCCAGTCAAATCCTACAGAGCCTCCCAAATGACTTTCAAAGTCTTTAAGACTTTGCGATACTAGTATATTGCCGTATGCAGAATCACTGTAAAATCCAGGCCAGTGTTTTAAATGACTGAGTAAATCTTTTCTTATTGCATCTCTCAATCCCCAGTTTGTTCTAGCCTGTAAAATTGTCTTTACATGTTTATGCGAAATGTAGAATCCTGTTTTTTCACTGTTGAGATATGCTGCATCTCTGTATTTACAGGGAGACAAATATTTTTGTATTTGTCCTCGGTCAAAAAAATGTTGATAGTAGTCAGGTTCACAGACTTGATTTAAATCACTTAAACAATAGTAATCTTTATCAATACTGCCTGACTCAGGCAACGGGTATTGATTGTTACGCCTACCTGTGTGAGTAAAAATTTTATCAGGTTGATCTTTGAAAAAACAATACTGTCTATTCCATAAGAAATCAGTGTACCTCACAGATTCTGAAAAGTCATGCAGTTCTTTGTCACGTGATTTTAATTCACGGTTAATGCCCAGCATAACAAAACTTGGCCTATGATTTTCTTCTATGGAGCTCAATATACTGTTTACTTCATGTGCTACATCTAGGATATTTTTAATTGAGCTGTGACCTTCGCCAATGTGTTGGGTATAATCACAATCCACTAAAACTTGCGTTGGTTTTAAATGGTTTAACAGTTGTCTAAAAGTACCTTCAAAATTATCATTGTGCTGAACGTGATTTACAACACTCACAGGCACGATATCAGCATCATCAAGTACATCTGTGTATTCAAAAATAGGTTCACAAAAAACAACAGCAATATCGAATATGTTGGGTGGAAACAGTTCAGCAGGCCCAACTAGTGTTTCGGATAGATATACTTTTAATTTCCTATTGCTTGTTTCCATAATTGCTCACTGGCTAGATTCTTTGCTTTTGCTTCGCACTGTATGTCAAAGTCTTTCCAAAAACTGATAGCCCAAGCATTTACTTCTTCGTTTGGGTAGTAGTCGGAGTGTGCTCTGAGCTTTTGCTTTTTATGGCCTGCTTCAAGAAGTCCCACAATATCATGCATGCCACTGTGGGGATTGCTAACAGCAGGTAGATGCTCGTTACGACTGTAACTGTAATGCATAGCAGGGCGAACTCCACGCCAACTGTCGATAACTGCTTTAACTCTGTCATCCTCTGGTTGTATGTATTCTTCATCTCTGATCCAGTGGTGGTGTATGTCTAACACCAGGGCCACATGCTCCTTTAGTTTGAGACTTTCATCGAGACCCCAACACATTTCGTCGTTCTCAATGGTAATAGTATTTAGTGCTTCGGGCGACAATTTAGGAAGTACTTTGATAATACCTTCAGCACCTTGTCTACCTGAGATGTGTACATTGATCTTCATGTCTTGCCACTGTTGGCCAAATCCCATCCAACGTGCCATGTTTACATGATACTCAAACTCGTCGATACTGCGTTCAACAACATCTGGTTTGTCGCTAGCCAATACACAAAACTGCCCAGGATGGAAACTGATACGAACATCAAGATCACGAGCCAATTGACCCACCTTGGCGAATCCTTTCTCCAGCATTCTGATATTATCAGGATCGTCCCAAACGTAGCGATAGTTTGGCTCAGTAGCCATAGGTATTTGATTACTTCCAAGTCTGACCATTCTCCTGTTTTCCGGTAAACTGCCAACCCATTCAACAAGATTGTATGCACTCTGCATGTTGTGTTCTGCAATTTCCAACATGCGATTTTCTGCTACAATATTTTCTTGTCGCTTCATCCAAGCAACAGTGGTTTGCTTTTCTGTGTAATTTTGTTGAATTTCTTTGAGAATTTTAGGCTTCTGTGTTTGATCTGGGTCCAGATACTTACAGCAAAAACCAATACGTTGTATACTTTGATCAAACATAACTCACCTATATATTAACTGGTACCCTGTAGGAGAATCGAACTCCTGTTGCCAGGATGAAAACCTGGTGTCCTAACCACTAGACGAACAGGGCATGAACTGGAGGGATGGATTGCAGTTGTTACACCAGTTGTGTAATAAAATGTGAACTTGGTAATCATTCGCAATCCTGTCCCTTACCCGAGTCATATAGACCCCTATTAAAAATATTGTAGACGGTACACATTGGGAATTTACCATGGGGAACAGTTGTCATACTACACTTACCTTTCTTACCCAAACCCATTTTACGAAATACCACACGGGCCTACAATTTGTATATATTATATTACAACCATGCATGGTTGTCAACCTGTTTAAAAAGAAGAGAGTGTCCGAAGACACCCTCGATAAGAAAAGGTTACTTAGACGACTTAACACCAAATATGCTTAAAATGATGATAAGAACGATTAAACCTACTAAGCCTTGATCACCTAATGATGACACAAGTGCTGATAAGTTACCGACTACATCGCCTATAAGTACAGTTGAGCCAAACAGAATGTTTGCCACTATACCTAAACCCAATAAACCTACCAATATTCCAGTTAATCCGGATACTGCTAAGTTAATATTTTCTATTACTGATTTCATAAAAACCTCCTATGAATTAAGTAATGAACTGCATATTATACAAAGTTTGTAGGGTTTTGTCAACCTTTTATATGACCGGTTGCGTTGAGGATATCCAATGCCGCTTGAGTTTCTGCAGCTGTTGTTGCAGTGATTGCAACAGGTTTGGAAAATGCAGACAGCATCAGTATAACTGTGTCGTATAAGTGCTCTACTTTCTCAGCCGTAAGCAATGTTTCTCCTTCGTGCACTAGCAGGTACTGATTATCGCTGTCTCTGAATTGTATCTCCATGCAAGTACTTATAACTTTTTAGGTTTGTGTATTTTGATTTTTGATAAATACAATTAGTAAAATAATACAACTCAAACTGGAGTTCAAAGTGGCCGAGATCAAAAAATATAACTTAAAGGGTGTTAATGCTAATGTAGAGCTGGGTAAAAAAGGTTCCTATATTAGTGGTAATGCTGATGCAGTATCGTTTTTCACAGTAGATGACGCATTGCAAAATGTAAAAATAGCAAATGCTACTTCAGCACAGCATGCTGTAACAAAAGCTCAATTAGACAATGTTACTAATGATTTAGTACAGCATATTACTTACGATTTTGATTACAATTCAGGTAGTAGTAATATTGCTAATATTTCAGCAGACAGCAGAGTAATTGGTGTTACAGTGGATATTCCAACAGCATGGGGCGGTACATCAAATAACCAGGCAACTTATGTTGAGATTGGAGACAGCAATAACGGTAGCAGATTCATTAGAGCAAAAGACGTTGACGTTTTGGTAGCAGGGCAATACCATAGCCAATATCAATACGAATACGTCAGTGCTGATCAACTAACAATCAACGTTGTGCAAGGTGCAGCAACATCAGGTTCGGGACAGATAAGCATCTTGTTATCAAGTGGTATTATCACTGTCACTGACTATGGTAGTATCAGTTCAGCATCTAGCAGCAATGACGACTTAGGTAACATAGCATAATGAAACAGTATAACTTAGGTGGTTTAGGGGCAAATGTCGAACTAGGCAAAAGTGGTCCTAGTATTGTTGGTAGCGATTCATCTCAGGTCACATTAAACAATGCTAGTGGTAACTTGACTTTGGCCAGAGTTGCTGAAGGCACAGATGCGGATCACGCTGTCCAGAAACAGCAATTAGACGGCCAACAGAGTCAAAAGATACAGTTTTTTAAAACCACAGTAAATCATAATGGCGGTAATGTTAGTCTTGGAACTGCGCCGGCAAACACAAGTATCTTATCAGTGACTGTTGAGCGTGTGGCTGCATGGACGGGCTATGACAGCACATCAGAAATTACAGTTGGCGATGTGGGCGATATAGATAGATTATTCAGTGATTTTGATCCTGACGGTGGGCAAGTCATTGAGCAATGTAATTATCAATACTCAGCAGATACAACGTTGAATGCTTATGTTACATCGGGTAGTGCTAGTGCAGGCACAGCAACAATCGTAATCAAATATACAAGTCCAGGTAAGATAGAATGATCATTACTGATGTCATAGAAGGTAAAAAGCCTAAACATGCCAAAGCATCGGACCCTGTTGCAAAAAAGATAAAACCCAACAAAGGGCACGAATCACCACATCCATTAAAAGGTAAACTAGTTGGCGAAGCCGACGAGCCCAAAGATGTTAGTGCAAGAGCTAAACTGGATCACAGTTTACGAGCACAAGGTCATAAGGTTGTTCCAGACAAAAAGAAAGAGCTCAAAAAAGGCAAAATAAAACACAAAGGCAAAATCGAAGAATTGCGTGATATTAAAATTGATAGCACCGAACATGAGATTGTAGTAAAAGTCGGCGATGATAAAAGTTATACTCTTTTCATAGACGGTAAAAAAATAGGAGAGTACAGTTCATTTGGACAAGCAAAGAAAGAGATTTCTAAAAAAATAAAAAATGAAAGTGCTTTAGCAGAAGGCCCACTGGTAGTAACCAGAGATTCTGATTTAAACAACATGATTGACACTTTCCTTGCCAATTGGAAAAGCAAACAACACACTGATGATGAATATGCAGAATTATTAAAAGCTCTTGGGTACAAATTAGAAAAAGACGGACAACGTTCAGTAATAACCAAGGAAGACTTAGACGAAGCAAAGGGAGATATTCGCAGAGCATTGGCTGCAGTTGCAATGATAGCAACACTTTGGGGTGTGAATAAAAATCTAGCACAAGACGCTTACGATGCAAGTCCTCAATTACAAAAGCTCACAGCATATCTCGAAGTTGCCAAAGAACACAACGATGAACGCATGATCAAACAATTGGAAAAGAGAATTAGTGATCACAAAATGCGTTTAGACCTGGGCAAAGGTGATGTTATGGGTGCTGACGGCAATCCAATTGATGTTGTATACGACAAACAGTCACCTAAAGAATCTATGACAGAAGAACAATTTGACGAAGCAGCAGGTGAAAAGGATGCTTGCTATCACAAAGTCAAAAGCAGATACAAAGTATGGCCCAGTGCATACGCAAGTGGTGCACTAGTACAGTGTCGTAAAGTAGGCGCTAAGAATTGGGGCAACAAGTCTAAGAAGAAATAATGTTTATTTCAGAAATCACAGAAGGAACACGTTGCTGGAAAGGCTATGAAAAGAAGGGCATGAAAACCATGTTCGGAAAACGTGTGCCTAATTGTGTAAAGAATGAAGGTAGAGGTTCAAAAGCACTCATGCCCGGCGGCAAATTAATTGTCGGTAAAGGGGAAGTTGCATTTCATGATGACTACGGCTGGATGGCTAGAGGTTGGATGGATGATGATTTTTCATATTTCGATTCAGAAAGAGAAGCAAGAGATTTTGTCGAGAAAGAATATAAACTTCGTAAAGAAATAAGAAACAAAGTTGCTAATGATGATAGTGAATCAGAATGGGAACGCAGAGCTAGACATTTCAAAAACGAGCCACGTCAAAGTCCATGGATGACTGATGACGAGGAAGATGCAAAGTTTGATGTTGAAGAAGATTTAAAAGCATGGTTTGGCAAAGGCAAGAAAGGTGGAGCCGGAGGTGGCGGCTGGGACCGTTACAACAGCAAAGGTGAAAGAATTGGTAAGTGTGGTGACAGCAAGCCAGGTGAAGGCAAACCCAAGTGTTTGAGCAAAAGTGCCGCCGCTAAACTACGCAATGCAGACAAGAACAAAGACGGTAAAAAAGACGGCAAGGCAGGCATTGCTAGAGCGGTAAAACGTAAAAAGGCAAACGACCCAAATAAAAATAGACGCGGTAAAGCCAAGAACGTCAAAAACTAATCATATACCACAAACTCCTATAAATACTACTATAATTACACGGAGGTTTCATTATGTGGGAAACAATACAAGCAATGGCCGGAGATAGACTCTGGATATACACAGCAATTGCTGGCTCTTTGCTAAGTGCTGGATTTTTATTCTGGTTTAAAGACACGAGACTAGCAACATGGGCGGTTCAAAAGTTTGATGCTACATTAGAATATCTTGCAGTACGTTGGGGTTGGACTTGGTTCCAGAATGACCCAGATGCGTGGCGTGTAAAGTATCCTAAGATAACAACAAAAATTGACGAGCTCGAAGAAAGAATCAAACAACTAGAAAACAAATGATAGTGCATCGTTCACTAATAGACTCTACTAAATGCAGAGAAATATTAGAACAACTGCCGGCAATTAACAAACCACAAACAGTAAAAGAATCTATAACTGAGATTGGTGTTTGGCACTCTAATAACATTACATCTCAGAGATTTACACTTAATCCACTCAAAGACATCAGTAATATGGTGTTAGACTGTGTCACTGCATATTCTGCAAACAAAGATCTCAAAGTCAACAGAATGTATGTTACTAAATACTTTAAAGGAGATGATTGTAAAACTCACAGTGATAAATCTCTGTGGACAGCAATTATTTTATTAGAAGATGGTTTTACAGGCGGTAGATTTTTTTTAGAGAATCGCCCTGTAAAACTTAATAAAGGTGATTGTGTAATTTTTGAAGGCACCAAATTGCACAGCGTTGAAACAATAACACAGGGTACTAGATCAGCACTTAACGTTTGGGTACAAAATCATGAATTTTAAAGAACATCCTAAATTTACACAGCAGTGGGCACTTAACTCAGTTAGAGTGCACCCACTATACAAACTGGATAAAAAGGTATTTTGGCCTAACAGAGCAGAGATGGTCAAAGAAGCACAGTCTGTGAGGACTAAGTTAGAAGAATATGATCCTACAGAAACAGCCAGAATAAAAATTCACAAAATGGGAGATGATACACCATTGCTCACACAAATGTGGGAAGGCTTCACTGAATTATACGGAGATCACGGAGATGCCACTGTTACATATTTTTATATAGATGCAGAAATGGGAGATTATGGCTGGCATGTGGATTCCAAAATCAGCAGTGACATGACATCTAAGAAACCTATTTTGTGTGCTATGAATTTAGTCATCACAGATGAAAATATACCTGCTGAGTTTTGGGGATTAGGTGAATCTCATTATGTTGCTGCTATGTTTAACACATCGCATGTGCACAGAGTAAACACACATGGCGAAAATAGAATACTTGCAAGGATTACATTCAGAGAAAGTATATACGAAGAAATAGTTCACAGAATTAAAAAAATACACAAGAGAATGGCAAGTGGATAAATCTCAGCAACGCATAAAAGATAATCCACATGTTAACCGCTTGGTCAGAGGACCTAAGTATTTACAGATACCGTTTTATGAACTAACACATCAATTTTGGCCGGATAGGAAATTGCTTAGAGAAGAAGCGGAACAGGTGAGGCTTACTGGTAATAAAGGTTTTACTTTTCCTATAATTGATAGAGAATGTGGTAAGTGTGTGTTAGAATTTCAATTTTCCGATGAAGGCACACCTGTGCTTAATGAATATCTCAACAATTTTTTAACCAGATATGGCGATCTTGGCAAAGTGCGAGCTCACTATTTTTACATAGATGAAAATATGAATTATATGTGGCATATTGACAATATACCCTCTATTGGTGCTCAAAACGCTCAAAAATTTGTTGTGCAATGCTGTATTAATGTTGTGATCACGGATGATGAATCAGAATGCGAATTTTCAGGCTTTGGAATGTATAAATATAAAGCAGGTGTGTTAAACACATCTCACCTACATCGTGTTACTCCTAAGAGTAACAGGATATTAGCAAGAATCTCATTCTTGGACAGTATATATGAAGAAGTTGTTCATAGAATAAGAAAAATAGACGGAGAATAATTATGATAGATTGGATTAAAGGAAGACTCAAAGAAAGAACAAGTTGGGACGGTGGTGTTATCATTGCTGGTTCACTTGCAATTATTTTGTTTGGTGGCATTGTTAAATTGGCTGCATGGGCTGGCTTAGCATATGGCATTTGGGCAGTCGTAACTAAAGAAGGCTAAACCCTTCCCAATCACATCAGAATACACATAGGACGGCTCCAGGAAGGGGCCGTCTTTTTAACACAGGAGCAAGGATGCCAGTAAAATTTAAACCCTCTCAAACTCTTTTGGTGAAAGGCAAAGGAAAACAAACCACACACTATTACATAAAAACAACTCCCAAAGAAGAGTTGATTGATTATATCAACAAAGGTCAAAAACCTAAAGTAAAACAAAAATGTAAAAACGAACTTGCACGTCGAGGCGTAAAATTAGTATGGGTTGATAAAACAGAAGAATAGATAAATAGTTGTATGAAACTATCAAATTTTTTTATCACAGAAAGTTATTACGGGGATGATCCAAAAGCGGATCCTAAGATCGTAGCAAAGTTTGCCGATGTTTCACCATCGCAACGTTCTTATTACATCATGAAGTGGGCTGAAGAAAAAGGCATTGACAGCGATGATGCAATGTTCCTAGCAGGTTATGTACAAGATGGTTACATAGGTGCTGGTGCTTGGAATTGGCGTTATGTTGGTTTAGATGAAAACATTCAAGAAGATGATGGCGTCAATGACAGCGGCATAATTGGTGAGCCTGATACTTACTACGACGAAGAAGAACGTAAACAAGCATACAATGATTTACAAGATGCACTAGATCAGTGTAACAGTCGTGAGTACGAATATGTTAAGGACGGCATTTGTCCAGAGTGTGGCGGCAGTTCATACATGGACGGCGACTATGAAGGTGAAGAAGATAGTTGTTACGGTTGGGGTAGTTTTGGTTGTGATGAAGGTGAATTAGAAGGTGCTACATGGAAAGAAATTATGGATCATGACAAACGCCAAGCAGAACGTCAAGCATTAAAAGATAAACCACAGCCAAAAGACGAAGACTTGTTAAAAGTTATGGATAGACTGCATACGGATTACGTTAAAACAGGAAGAGTCAATGCATTTGAACTTCCTAGTTTACTTAGACAAATGTATCCAGAAGTCAGCAAACCAAAATCAAGAGAAATTGGTGCTAAGTTTTTAAAATCGTTTAGTGAGTCAATGGTAGAAGGTAACGAGGATGGCGAGGCAATGGTTGCTAAAATGCTTTCTAAAGCATTAGGTGATGACAATCGCTGGACTGAAATGAGTGCCGCTGAACTTTATGCTGAACTAGAAAGTGTTGAGCCTAAAAAAGCAGATATGATTGCACTAGTAGCAAAAATGCTTTATGACGTAAAATTACAAGAAAGAGCATTCAAGGACATGGGTGTTGCTGATGTTGTTACAGACAGAAGAGGCAAAGAATTTAAGTTTGACAAGGACAGCAAACAGTTTAAATCAGTGGATGGCGAAGTTGCAAGTAAAGATACCAAATTAGGTAAAGATTTGATGAGAATCAGAAAGAACCAAATGAAAAAATCCACACCTAGTTATAATAAAAAGAGAGTTGAAATAGTTGCAAACGAAGAAACATACGATTGCGATGATGCATTTTTCGAAGACTATGGATACTTAGGTTATAGCATAGATGAGAATGATGTATTCGAAGCAGAGTACAGAGGACGTAAGGTCAAGTTAAACAAGCCTATGCAAGGCGACGTTAAAAAGTTCAAAGTGTATGTTAAAGATCCAAAAACCGGTAATGTTAAAAAAGTAAACTTTGGACATGGTGGTAGCAGTGTTAAAGGTAAAGCAATGAAGATTCGTAAAAACAATCCTAAGGCTCGTAAGAGCTTCCGTGCTAGACACAACTGCGATAATCCAGGGCCAAAGACAAAGGCACGTTACTGGTCTTGCCGTAAATGGTAAATGCAATTAAAAAGAACTAGTCACAAATTAAATCCACGCTCTACCTGGGGGACTGCCGTAGACATAGGTTTTGTTCCTCACGCACATCATTTAGCAAACTTTGATCAAAACGGTTACGATCTCACCCCACTAGAAAAAATGTATGCAGATGCTAATAACGGGTATGTTGCAAATACACGTTGGAGGGAAAGTTTAAAGCAACCTTGGTACGTGGACAGTGATAACAGTACTGGCGGCGTACATCTTAACCATGCGGATTTATACGAACGCAAAGGTTACCACGGTTACGCACTAGAACAGCTCATGGCACATGCTGAAGGTTTACCACTTATACACAAAGTAACACAAATGCGTCCTAAATGGGGTATAGATATCAGCATAGACTATGTGAAATATCCTGATGTGTTTGAAGTGTTTCATTTTGAGTGGGACGATTTTGATTATGACGTTGTTGCAGAAAAGCAGTTAGAAATAGAAAAAGTTATTGAGAACACTGACTTCGAAGATGCAGCACAACAACTCATCAAACGCAAAGACGAATGGCATCATTTAGACTTCTTTGCACAAAGTAAATGGAAATCAAATTACTTTGGTGTTAGCGAAGAGCAGTTCAAAATGGTTGCTTGGCGTTAGTACCTCCCGGTAAATACAAATATGTTTGAACTACCACATTTTATACATCCTTCTGATCTAGTTTGTGTCGAAACACCAAATGATACTCTAGATCACAGAGACTTTCAGCATTTTGACAATCACGGCTTTAGACTGAATGCTGCAGAAGAAGCATTTTATAGAGCTAATGCATTTCATATTGATGCAGGTTTCGAAAACAGCACCTTGTGGGGCACTAACTGGATTGTACAAGACGGTAGTCCAAGTTGGGACAATTTTATACTTGGACATTGCTATACTAGTTACAGATGCAACTACAGAGGTAAAGCATATGATCATATACTGGGTTATGCTGAACATCTTCCACCAGCAAGAACGTTGTTGAACATCAGGCCAAAATGGGGATTACATTTTAGTTTGTTTGCACTGCAAGAAAACAATACTGTGTTTGAAGTAGTAAAAATTAGATATGACTCAAATATCTATAGTCAATTTAATGAGGTTCGTAAACGCATAGAAGAACAAATTCTAAGTTTGGATTGGAATAAACAAGCAGATATTATATGGAAACATTCTGACGAATGGAAGATGTTACCAGGTAACGAATCTTTGGATTGGAAAGCAAAGAAAATTTTTGATTGGGACAAAGCAGAATACATAAAAACAGCATTTAAGATATGAAAACATTGTCTAGTAACATAAGGTTAGATCAACTAGAAAAAGAGGTAGTTGATTTTCTTGGAAGTCATTCTTTTTGGGACGAAAGACAAATATCATTACAAAGTGTAACAGGTAACAATGATTGGTTTTGTTCCGTTGGTAAAATACATTCCTTAGATTACAGAGAAAAAGCATATTCTGTATTAAATAAAGATCTCAACGGCACATACATAGCAGAACTAATCAATGAGGAGTACAAAGAATATTATCGATGGAGAATGCTGTTGATACCTCCTCACCAACATTACAGTGTGCATTCTGATTTGTTACATAATCCTGCAACAGGCAACACCAAAGAAAACAGAAGAATACACATTCCTGTAATATCAAATCCTGATGCATTTTTTTGTTACTTTGATGACAAGCCTTCAGACGGAACAAAAACAACAGTGGAGTATTACAATCTCCAACCAGGAAAAGTATATGAAGTAAATACTTCTAGACTGCATTCTGCTGTTAACTACGGAGATAAAACTAGAATACACTTAGTTGGTGTTCGTTACGAATAGTGATAAATAGTACTATGAAAAAGGTAATCATTTATCCAGGTAGATTCCAGCCAATGCTTTCGCACCACGCAGAAGTTTACAAGCAACTGCAATCTCAATTTTCAGATGCTGATGTTTACATTGGTACCTCTGACAAAGTAGAAGGCGAAAAGAGTCCTTTTAATTTCAAAGAAAAGCAACAAATAGCACAAGCACACGGTATAGATCCTAGCAAAGTACTGTTAGCAAAACGTCCATATCACAAAGATGACTATCCATTTGACGAGGATAACACAGTTATTATATTTGCTGTTGGTGAAAAAGATTTAGATAGATTCCCGTTTAACAATGTTGATTCTAAAACAGGATTAGACATGACTGTGCGTGGAGAGCCTAAACCTAAGTACTACCAGAAGATAAATACATATAGAACAGATCCAAAGCCAATGGCTGAGAGAGGATATATCACACTTGCTCCTACTGTTAAAACAGGAGACGAAGTAGCAAGTGCTAGTGCATTCAGAAAAGCATTTAAAGATGCACCTGATAGTACTGGTGCAAAAGAAATATTCTTAAAGCAATTTGGTGAGTACGATCAAAAAGTTTTTGATTTATTATACAATAAAATAAAGGGTACAGAGATGAGCGAGCAACTCAACATATTAAGAAAATTAGCAGGCATGGAACCCATCGCTGAAGCACCTGTGCAAATGCCAGACTTCGATAAAGGTGAACGTCCAAAGAATGCCAAGGAACGTGAAGCGTATAGAAAATGGATGAAATCACAATCAGCAAAAGCAAAAGCAGATGATGATTCACCAGTAGCAATTTCGCCAAAAGATAAAAAAGCAGCCGCTGAGCGTCCTGCTAAAGCTGCAGCCGCAGACCCAATGGCAGTGGGATTCACCAAAATTAAACCAGAAGACATGGTAGACGCAAGATCAGGGAAGCCAATTCCTAGCAAGCAAAGACAAAGAAGTATTGCTAATCAGTTTCCTGCAGATGCAGACATTAATGATCCAGCAGTTAAAAAAGAAGTATTCTTAAAAGTTACTGCAAAAAGACCAGATCTAATGTTTGGCGAAATCAATGCTCGCTTAGCCAACGATGACGAAGGTCTTGCTGCAAGTGATAGATTAAGTCCTATTGTCAGAGAACTAGAAGACAGCAGAAACTTGATGTCACTAGATGCAGAAGATAGGAAGTTTGCACTTAGACTTTTACAAAACGCAATAGACAACATGGAAATGGTTCGTGCAACAGACATTGACAAAGCAATTGACGTAGAACCAATGCAACTAGATGTTGACGACGACAATGAACCAGAAATTGGTGATGATGAAATAGCACCTGTACTAGATATGGAAGATGAGCCAGTACGTGACAGTGTTAATTTTGACGACATTCGTGCAGAGTATGACATCAAAGAAGAAGAAGCAGACGAAGAATCTGTAACTAAAGTTGTACCAGTTAACAAGCCAGTACAACTAGCAGGTGATAGCATTTGGGATAGAGATGGCGAAAATCCTTCATCTATTAATGTAAAAGAAATCACAGTTTCTGCAATTGATCCAGAAGACAATCACTATTCAGTTTCTGTTTCACACGATGGTCCATGGACAATCTACACTGACAGTGGCTTCGAAGAAGAAATCAGTGACATGTTAGGCTTTGGAGTTACATTTTCAGAGCAAGGTATGCAAGAAGATGGCGAAGCACACATGGATGTGGATGTTGATTTAACTCCAGATCAGTTTGCAAAAATCAAAACAGAATCAATAGAAGAAGGTGATGGCACAGAACATCATTGTCAAAAGTGCGAAGGCAACGGATGTGATGAATGTGATGACACAGGCATTGCAAAAGAGTATCAAGATGAAAGTGCTCCATTTGGTGAACCAAGCCAGCAAGATATGATGGCAGACAAATTAAGTGATGCATATCAGCAGGGCGGCGAAGAAGGACTCTGTAAAGCCGCTGGTTGCACTATGCAAGAACTAGATAACGAAATTAACGAAATCTGTCGTGAAAAGGGTTTACACCCAGACGATGACAGAGACGAATGTATTCAGTTATACATTGAAGAATTAGTGGATAACGCAGACTACAAAGACCACGGTGAATACGAAAGTGTTGAACATGCAATAGAAGAAACAGCAGACAATGCATTAGAATCAGCAATGGTAGAGTTGCGTAAATTAGCAGGTATTAACTAATGAATGAAATAGAAAGACTACAACAATTAGCAGGAATACAACAACCAGTTGTTGAAGCAGAAACAGGCGACGAAATTACCAAAACAGTTGCAGGTCACCCAGATGATGAGCGTGACATGATTAAAAAGCAACTGTTTCAAATGGGTACATACTGTGTAGAACTATATAAAATGCTTGATAAATTACCAGACAATGTTGACTTTCCGCATTGGTGGCAAAGTAAACTTGTAAAAGCAAGTGAATATATTAGTAACTCAAAACATTATTTAGAAAACGAATTGAATGTGCCTGAGGACGATAACACAGAAGTATCGCCAGAAATTGAAGACGACAGAGATCCAAGCGGCGTCAGTTAAATCCAGTTAGTATTTTCTACTAATTTACTTGCATAGTCGGGCCAAAACTTTCCAGCTCTTGGTCCACCATTACATTTACCATCACTCTCCCCGGGTATTTTAATCCACAAAAATGCATCACATTTTTCTTCTCCAGTATCGGTAGTTGGAGGTGTGCCTAATGATCTTCCTGGAGGATTACACCAGTCGTTTCCATATGGACCGTTACCATTTCTACTCGTGTCTATAACAAAAGTATCATTTTCTCTGTGTTCACAAATTTGTAATGCCCAATTCATGCTTTCTTTTGTGGTTCTAAAATTGCTTACATTACAACTAAATCCTCTAACTCTTTCATTGGAAACTTTGTCAAGCAACTTTGCAACTTCAGCAGCCGAAAGCCAATTACTGTGTCCTACATCAACGTAAACAAGAGCATCAGATTCAGATGTGAGTATTTCGAGTCCTTCTTTCATTAACGATAGCCTAGGCTCTGCAACGGACTTGTCCATGAGTGTACTGTGAGGTATTGCATCAGGTTCATAAATTACAATAGGACTTTTGCCTTTGATTCCTCTACAAAATGCATGTATAAAATCCAAATAAGATTCACGTGATTGTGCTCCGCCTTTACTGTGATGCCCAACATCTCTGTCTGGAATGTTATAGATCACTAACACAGGTAAGTCTGGTTCGCAACGTTTCATTAAACGTCCCAGGCCTTCATCTATGTGGCAGGTGTATTTGCCTTTGCGATCACCGTACCAAAAACTTACAGGATGATTGAATATTTTTGCTACTAGTGGGTGAGTTTTTCTGTGGTCTTTTACTCTGTCAAAGTTGTTGACCCAGAACGGGTAATCAAGCATCGCTGTTAGCCTTTTGTATTTTTTTAAAAAGTTTTTCTCTTTTATCGTATGCTCTACGCAATTTCATTTCACTAACTTTGTCTAAATACAATTCGCCTTTGATATGATCAAATTCGTGCTGGAAGCATCTTGCATCTATGCCGTCCATCCATGTTTCTACTTGTGTTTCCCCATCGTTTTTGTAGTATCTCACTTTGATTTTTTCAGGTCTTGTGATATGCATAAACAGCAACGGAAAACTCAAACAGCCTTCTTCCATTACTACTGTGTTATCACTAACTTCAAGTATTTCTGGTTTGTATATTCCTATATCACCCATAATACTGTGAGTCATAACAAACATATTGTAACTGCTTCCTACTTGTGGAGCGGCTAAACCAATACCAATTCTGTCATGCATTAGTTTAAACATTTCTTGTTCACGTTCAGCCCAGTTGATGTCACTGCCAAAAGGATCTAAATTGGCCATTTTGTGTAGTGCTGGGTGCTTAGGTTCTACTAATTCGCAATTCCAATCTTCTAGTATAAAAGATGCTGAAATATCTGTAGAACTTGCGTATTTGTCGTAAGGATTATATGTGCTCATACTACTATTTACACCTTTGCAGTGTATTTTTACTAAAACATTGATACATATCTGTCAAACAGTTTGGTTTCTAAATCAAATGCTTCTTGTTCCCATGGTTGCTTTTCAATGCCTCTGATCAAACTCATGTCCACGCCTTTCCAAACATGACCACTACCAGTTAATTCGCCTTTGATAAACTGTTTTGCATGCACTAATTCGTGGCATAATGTGAGCATTTGTTCATTAAAACTGTATTCGTAATCATAACTTTTTCTAGCAATGTTGATATGTACTTCTTCATTGTCGCCATAACAATCTCCTGCTACGTTATTATCGCACTCGTTGACAAACGACACAGTAATATCAACATCTTTGGTTGTTCTAGGCATTAATCGGTGTAGAATGTCCACACACATGAATTGCACTCTTTCTTTATGCTTTACTCTGCCTAAAATTTCAACATCGAACATACTTTTTTGTAACCTTTCTTTAATTTGTTTAACCACGCATATTCTTTATGGTCGTTGTATATGCTATTTAACCTTATATACTCAGAATCAGTCGGCGGAACAACTAGAACATCGCCTTTTTTGTATTCTTTACCTTCGTATTCACCGTCTGCATGAAATACTACTCTCTTGCCGCCGTGATTATAGTAGTAAGCCACCCTGCCATTACATGCTTCTAGACAACTTAGTTTATCACCTTGCTCCAAGTATTCAAAATCTTTGAGAATGCGTTCTACTTTGTTCGTATATTGTGTCATTCAAACATTATTACACAAAATATTCAAAAAGTCAATCTGTTTTAATACCTAAAATTCGTTCTCTTGTTTCATCAGTTACGGGTTCTATGGCAATGTTACCGTTATTTGTGATATAATCAAAATCTTCTATGTCGTACAAACTTAAAAGTTCTAATCTTTGCTCTATTGTGCAACTTTCCCAAGTAGGATACTTTTCAACTGCTTCATACGTGTGAGCAAAAAAAGATCTAGGATCTAGCACACGATGCATATCTGCTGGTCTTGTCATAATTGCGTCCATCCATGGTAAAGATGACGACACAAAGTAGTTCTGACGTTTAGCAAACTCCAACATGTCCACATGACACTCTTTAGTGTCTCGGGAATCCACAATAAATCTATCGCACATACCTTCGAACACTTCAAAACTAGAAACCAGCATGTGATCCATCATTCCTACATTTCTGTTGCCGTGTCTATCTAATAAATTTGTAAACATTGTGGTATACAGTGTGTTTTCTTGAATAGGAGTTATTGGGCATTTTGCTACTCTAGCCGGGCGTCCTGGTAAGACATCTGGTCTTGAATCAAATATTGCATCGTATGGTGTTTGTTTGTGTTGTTGCCTAACATATGGCACAATGTGTAAACTCAACATTGCAGGACCGCCCCAGGATGTGTATTCTCTGTCATGATAATCAACACGTTTGAATATTTTTAATTCTTTTTGACCTCTTTCAAAAGTATCTCGTACTTTTGCTGCTCTTAGACGTGGTGTATTCCATGTAGAAAAATAATAATCTACATTTTCAGCAATACTATCATAAAATTCAAATGCTGCAGGTGCATTATACTGCCAAGTTCTCACATGGCCACGTAAAACAACAGCAATGTTTTTAAATTTCATTTGTATTTGCTCCACCATTCTCTAGTAACTTTGTCTGTGGTTTTATGTGAATAGTATGCTGTGATTGCACCAAAAATAATTGGTGTTGCAAATATACATAATAATCCTATAACGCCAGGATCTGATAATTGCGTTATTGCAATGTTTATTGTGTCTTGATTCATTGTAGAAGTCCGTTTAGTTTACAAAATTCGTATAAGTAATCACCCCAAATTTTATGCCCTGTTGCATTTGGATGAAAAACTTCGAACACATTATTTATTCCGCCTTTGTGTACCATAACATGATGTGCTGTTGATAAGTCTGGGTGGTTTTTGTTTACGAAATATCTTTGATCAATGCTGTCCCACATAGCAGCATACGATTTGTCCATTTCCATATATTCTTGTCTATAATCATTGTCTTTCCAGTCTTTGATCATTTGTTCGTGGTGGTGATAAAATGCCTGATGCATAACATATTTAATGTTCATAGATTTTAATAACATTTCTGTGATCACTATTGTTTGTATGTACTTGTTAATAAATCCTTTTGCAGAACCAAACAAATCAAAATATAAATTATAAAACTGGTGTAGATCTTTGTTTTCAAATTCTTGTTCTAAACTCCATGGACCATATGGTGCATAATTATCTTCGCCCCACTTTTCTTTGTAATAATGTTCTGTGCGTTCAGGACTAGTCCATCCTATGCTAACTAATAGATCTTGTGTATTGTGTGCATTGTATCCGTTAGCAAATAACCATTGTAAAAGTCTTCTCAGTATAGCATCGTTGCTCAGTGAAGGTATACTTAAATCTACTATATCATCAATGCCTGCATGCTTTGCTAACACACCTACATATCTATGCTTTAATCTGTATGCAATATTTTCAGGCTTGCTTTGTCTTTCGAAACCTCCGCCGGGCAAATTCATAATAGGGATTGGTTCAACAGCAGGATCTACTAGCTCTGCTCCCCAACACCAACTGTCGCCGCATGCAACTAACTTCACAATAAATTCCTTATTTCTTCAACATAATCACTGCAAACACCATAACAGTTTATGTGCTTTAAACTTTCTAAATCATATGTCCATTCAGGCATGCAAATCACAGTCTCATCGTTTACTTCGCCTCGTACTGTCCAAATATACCCTTTACTGGTTAATGTATATTCATCATCCTGATGCCAAAAAGCATTCAATGATTTTAGTCTTCTAAGTGTTTCAAAATCTTTTGCATGTAACCATAGTCCAGACTGAGAAAGCCATTCGTATGTTACTTGATATTGAGGACTATCGTGTCCTAACATAAATCCTAGTCTAGGTAAAAAATGTACATCAACTTCAGCACTATAACCCATTGAAAGTGCATACTCAATTTGCTTAGGAGTGTTTTCTAATTCAACATTAGGTCCTTTTGTTAAACCTCTGTGAGCAATCAATTCCATGTGTCGGGTACTCCACTAAGTATTATGTGTTTAGTTTCATTGTAACCATTTTTTATTTTAAATGTAGTGCCACCGTTTTCACTATGTAATTTATTTGCTAATGGTTGATCAATACCATAGTCACCAAATTTATCACCAAAAAATGCTATTCTTGTTTTGCCATCCAAGAAAGGTGTTATTAAATCAAATACTTGTCCTTTATTAGCACCTCTCAGGCAAATATCTATGCTGATGTCGCCTCCAATAAAAACATCAAATCTCGGAAATTTTCTTTTGAACTGTTTTGCTATTGCAAGCCTTTCTTGGTGTTCTGCATCAAATTGCTTGTATTGTTCTCTTTGCTCATTGGTTGCATTACGTCCAACAACACTATAATTAACACTGCCGGGTCTGGTTACAATGTGTTCTCCTGTTCTCAACGGAAACTGACTTTGTTTCATTTTCATGTTCAAAAATGTTTCTTCTTCTAATGTAAAAGCAAACTCGTTTAAGGTCACTGTTCTGCCTTCTTGTGTAATACTGTTACCCATACAGTTTGCAACTATCAGTGCATCGTCGACAATTCTATCACCTATTTGTTCTCTGGTTCTTTCGAGTGTGCTTCCTGTTGCAAGTAAATATGTTTTGTCATGAAAATAACTCACAAACCAGTTTTCAAAATCGCTATCAATGTTATGACCTGTATCTGTTAGTACTCCATCTACATCAAAAATATAAATCATTCTTTTCCTACAATTATTTTGTCTTTGCTATCGCCAGGAACTTTTACACAAAGTATTTTGCAATCTTGATGAAATACTGGGTCTGCAATCTCGCCCGGTTCTATTACAAATATATCTCCTGCTTTAAGTTCTGTATCACACACATTCATTTCTCCTTCTAATAACACATTATACTCTGTACCAACTGGATGATAGTGTGCAGGCCATTTTTCACCTTTAGGGTGTGTTAAAACACCAACTTCAAAATCTTTTGTCTCTAGTACACTCGGCTGAAAATCTCCTATAAACCAGCCTCGCCACATATCTGACATCTTACTTACTTTCATAATACTTTTCTAAATCGTCGGGTGTGCCAATAAAACTAATATCTTTATCGGTAATATTAGTACAACCTACATGTAATCCTTGTTCAATTAAATAGTTAAACGTAGTGCTGATATAAAACTCGTTCAGAGATCTGTTATCTTCAGCAATTAATTTTTTTGCACTCTCTACAAAATACTTACCTTTTTTCCAATAGTGTATTCCTGTTAGTGCATTGTTACTTATAACTTGTTTTTCTACTACATTGGTAACTTTTCCGTTTTCTATTTGTGCATAACTGTGCTTGGGGTCGTCACTATTAATAGTAACCAATCCTGCATCATATTGCCTTAAAGATTCTAACACTTCTGGTGCATTCCAGTGCATAACTTGATCACAGTTAGCAATAATAAGTTCGTCGTCATTATTGATCTGGTTTTCAATCAGTAGCACAGACTGCACAGCACCTTCTGTAATGTAATTTATTTCTTTGAAGTAGCAAGAAGGTGTGGTTTTTTTAAGTTCCTGTGTAACTAAAGGAGTATGGTTGTACTCGGGTAAGATATAGTGATATGTACCTTTAAGTGCTAAGGTTTTAACCGCAAGTACAACCATAGGTAAATCGTCTACAGGTATATAAGGTTTGGGTTGATCATAGATGTGCTTGAATCTGCTGCCAGCACCAGCAGCGGGTATCACTATATTCATGCTAATATTTATTTTGCAGGAAGGCTACAAATAGTCTTTTAACGGCAGTACAACATCTCTTATCTTAGGCCCTCTGCCGTTGTAACCATGTTCTTCTTCGCGTAAAACTTCTTTCCACGAAGATATATTGAAGCCCATGCTTACTCTTAATTCTGTTGATGTATTTTTTTGTGCCCAGTGTGGTATGTGAGCAGGCATGAACACATAGTGTCCATCGAAATTTTTTAGTGCTGTTACTTCACGCTGACCGTTTAATTCGCCTGATGCATAGTAAGTGTGAGTGCCAGTGTCCTTGATTACCCAGTAACCATGCCACTCGCCATAATGTTTGTGAGGATTAATGGCTTGTCCTTTAGGCCATATGTTGATCCAACTTTTAAAATAAAAGTCTAAAGGATTTTCTCCCATTTCTTCTAAACATTCAACAATAGTTGGAAACAGAAATTGAAGTTGTGGAAACTGGTGCATACATACATAATCATGATATGTAGCCCAGTCTGTTTTGATATAGTTAAAGTCTTCATCTTTTTCTACATCCATGCACCCTGGGTACAACTCCTCTCTGCGACTGATTATTTCTTGATAAATTTCTGTAAGATTATCAGGTATTATCTTACCCTCAATTAGAGGGTAATCAAATAATTTTCTATGGTTAAGTTCTTTTTCTAATATCTGCATGTTTATTCATTAATGGAGCGGGAAACCAGGTTCGAACTGGCGACCTATACCTTGGCAAGGTATCGCTCTACCAACTGAGCTATTCCCGCTTACACAGATATTTAGTTACTAGAACTGATCTGACTCTGTACTATCGGCCATCGCAGCAACACTGTTTGCACCAACTGCTTGACTGATCAAATCAAAATAACCAACGCCAACTTCTCGTTGGTGTTTCACAGTTGTGAAACCATCTGCTTGTGCTTTAAATTCACGTTCTTGTAAATCACTGAACGCCAGCATGCCGTTTTCTTTGTACTGTTTTGCAAATTCAAACGTTGCATAGTTTGTTGCGTGGAAGCCAGCCAATGTAATAAACTGAAATCTAAATCCTAGTTTACTTAACTCCCACTGGAAGTCTTTGAGTTCTTCACTGCTTGGAATACTTCTACGCCAGTTAAAACTAGGTGAGCAGTTGTATGCTAACATTTGATCTGGGTAAGCACCTCTTACTGCATCTGCAAAGTACTTTGCTTCTTTTAAACTTGGTGTGCTGGTTTCACACCAAATCAAATCTGCATATTCTGCGTATGCTTGACCTCGTTCTGCACCGTATTCCATACCGCCGTTGATTTTGTAAAAACCTTCCTCAGTGCGTTCACCTGTAGCAAACTTACGATCAATTTCATCAATATCATTGCTTAATAATTTAGCACTTTCAGCATCTGTTCTTGCAATAATAACTGTGTCTGTTTCTGCAACATCACTTGCAAGTCTAGCCGCATTCAAGTTTCTAATTGCTTGACTAGTAGGAATAAGAACTTTACCACCTAAGTGTCCACACTTCTTTTCACTTGCAAGTTGATCTTCGAAGTGTACAGCTGCGGCACCTGCTTCGATTAAATTTCTTGCAAGTTCGTAGGCGTTTAATGCCCCGCCGAACCCTGCTTCTGCGTCAGCGATGATAGGCGCAAAGTTAAAACCCTCTCCGCCTTCTGACACTTCAATATGATCTTGTCTGCGAAACGCATTATTAATGCTACGCACCACATTTGGAACACTATCCACTGCATATAAACTTTGGTCAGGATACGTTTCATTCGTAGAGTTATTAGCCGCTGCGACTTGCCATCCACTACAGTATATAGCCTTAAGTCCCGCCTTAACGTGTTGTACAGCCTGTTGACCATTGTATGCTCCAAATGTATTGATATATGGGTTTGTTGCTAACAGTGTTCTTAATTTTTTAGCACCTAACTTTGCCAGTGTGTGTTCAATTTTTACTGAGCCTTGTAATTGCCTAACTTGCTCAGATGTGTAGTCCCTTTTATTTCCCATGATTGGTCTGTCCTTATCTGTTATGGTGGAGCCGACAGGGGTCGAACCTGCGACCTTCTGGATGCAAACCAGACGCTCTCCCAACTGAGCTACGGCCCCGTGATGTAATTCTATTTAGTTTGACCTCTAGGTAGGGTAGTACTATAATGGCAGGCGACCAGGGATTCGAACCCCGACTAAAACTTTTGGAGAGTCCCGTGCTACCGTTACACCAGTCACCTGTAATTCAATTGGCGGAGAAGATGAGATTCGAACTCATGAAAGGCTACTAACCTTTGCTGGTTTTCAAGACCAGTGCATTCAACCACTCTGCCACTTCTCCTGTTACTCTTTGTGCTGTTCTATCTTCTCTCTGAACAGTGCAATAGCATGTTCCAAGCCAGCAATGGTTTTTTCTAACTTTTCAACATCTGCTGGCCGAATGGTGTTACTACCTGGAACAAGGTGATATCCAATATTGCGTTCAACAATTTCTTCCCAACTTTCTACACCTTCAAAGTTAGGTTCACATGCTGTACCTAAATACAATGCTCGAGTAATACCCTCAGGTTCTACATCAGCATACAAATCAATTTCAAGTTCTGCTTTCATTATTCAAACCTCTCGTATCCTAAGTGTTCACCTTTATCAAAATGGTAACCAATCGCTTTCATAAATTGTTCTAAAACTTCAACCATATCATCTCTAGACAAATCCTTTTCCATTACTTCAATCGTTACTCGTGTATTCGTTGATGACTCACACTCGTATGGATTACAAACTAATGTAATGTACGGTTTATCTGATGCAGGTTTATAATCATTCATTATTATCTTTCTTCTTCAAAGTGTAACCAGGATATTCTCCGGTTTCTTCACATATTAAGGTTTCTTCCCATTCGAGCTCGTCACCTAGGTCCCAGCCCATCTCTGCTAACAGTTCATCAGGGATAGGTAAAATCAGATCTCCGGTATCTGGATCTTCTTGAACTTTCACTATGTACTTACTCATTGCTTCTCCTAATTTGGTAGGACTGGATGGAGTTGAACCATCTACCTCCCGCTTATAAGACGGATGCTCTCACCGTTGAGCTACAGTCCCTCTTACTTCTATTTGGTGGGCCCACTAGGACTTGAACCTAGAGTCTACCGATTATGAGTCGGGTGCATTAACCAATTATGCTATAAGCCCTAATTTCTTCATACTTGGTGGGTCTTGCTAGATTCGAACTAGCGACCCCCTGCGTGTAAAGCAGGTGCTCTAACCAACTGAGCTAAAGACCCAATTTGGCGGAGAGTGAGGGATTCGAACCCTCGAACCAGTTGCCCGGTTAACACCTTAGCAGGGTGCCGCTTTCGACCACTCAGCCAACTCTCCGTTACTTTTATTTACTTGGAATAGGCCCCGTATCGACCGTTTTATGGTCTCAAACACACATCACGACTTTCGCCGCCTATTCATGCCCTATGACTATTACCCTCAGTAAAATGGTCGGAGATGCAGGATTCGAACCTGCGACCCCTCGCTCCCAAAGCGAGTGCACTACCAGGCTGTGCTAATCTCCGTTATACTCGGACCGCCTTAATGCTGTCCAATCCAGTGCCAGTGTAACGACTTGCACCACCATGCTTCATGTAATACTGCTCACGAGCACTGTACTCACTCATCGCCCTGACATACCCTTTACTAACACCGTTAACAAAAATTTCCCAAATAAAAATCATAACGTCTTCCTTGAATTGGCCCGCCCGGCAGGACTCGAACCTGCAACCCTCGGCTTAGAAGGCCGATGCTCTATCCAGTTGAGCTACGGGCGGATAAACTTTAAAAAGGACAGTACTTCTTGTACAATTCCTGTGCTATATTATCGAACCCGGCGCTGCAACAGATATTACGTTGTCGTTGAATTTCTTCTGATTGTGCTTTCCCACGTTTCCACACACGATGATCATCACTGTAGTGATAGTACCAATCGTGTTGTTTTAGCAATGTTTCGAGCGTTGTAAGATCTGGATGAATTGACATTCATGTATCCTTCTGCTTTGTTGAATAACTGTGCTATTATAGCAAACTTTTGTGTGTTGTCAACCGGTTTTTTTGGTTAAAGTGGAAATATTTCTCGATTTGGAAAGTAGGAAAATCCCCAATTTGGGTCATTTTCTAATTCGGCTGGATCAGCAGTGTTGAAAATACGAGTCTCACAATCATTGATCCAATTCTGTGTTTCTTCGTTTATAATAAATCCTATATTGCTTAAATAACCTGCATAATGATTTGGATACGGGTGATAGTCCTCAGCAATTTCGCCGCTGGGTTTTGACCATACATGGTGATTATTAGCATGATCTAAAAAACTATATAATGGCATGCCTGTTAATTTATTTTTTAAGTGTGAATAGAATTTATGCACATCATCCTTATATGTGTCAATTGATGTTTCGTCGAAGTTCTTCTGTGACATTGGCCCTACTGATAACATTTGCATTCCAGTAAACTCATTACTTTCAATAATATTAGTAGCAATATCGATATAACCATAATTCTTGATAGCAAATCCTCTATCACAACTGGTTGTGGTTTCATCAAGTAATTGTTGCGAAATTAAATCAGAACCTGATTTCCAATTATAAGGTGTTTTGTGAACACTTGTTAAAGGCTGGTTATCGATAATGGCTTGATCCTGTTTGCCTCTATAACTATCATACGCACTTAATCTATGAAACGTGCTCCACATGATTATAACTAGGTCTTTTTTGCCCAGCTCATATTGATGCATAAGTTGATTTAACATCAACAAAATGTATTCGTTCCCACAACCTGGATTACCGTAGTTGAAGTGTTCTAAGTGATTGTTTTGCTTTGCAATAATGTCAGCCCAAGTAGGCCATATCCAATTTGTAAAACTACACCCTATGGTAAACAGTCTATTATATTTGCTAAAGTCTAATTTAGCGAATTCTGTTTGTAGCATAGTAAATATTTATGTGTTCTATTTTAGGAAAGCCGCCCAACTTGGATGTTTGATCACAAAATCCAGTTGCTTTCTTTTGCCGACAAGATCAAAATATGTGGGCTGATATGGCTTATTTTTGGGCACAATGTCCAATCTATTGCCTTTACTGCTGTTACAAGGATTACACGCAGACACAATGTTAGTCCATTCTGTTTTACCACCTTTACTGATGGGTATAACATGGTCTATTGTGAGTTGTTGTTGAGAGAAGCGAGTGTAGCAGTATTGGCAGGTGAATAAATCTCGGAGATAAACGTTGTATTTGGAAAACCTAGGATTACTCCGCCGCCGGAACATTTCTTTCATCATAATCACAGCAGGCACCTTGGTTTCCCAATTAGCACTGTGTACTACCCAATCGTCATACCATTCTAGTACATTTACCTTGTCAAGCCAGAGATAGGTAATTGCTTCTTTCCACCGGACGGTTGAAGGAGGTAAAAGAGAAATAGGTTGTCCATCTGCGTTAAGTACTAACGTGTCCATTATTAGTATTTATTCTCAGTCGAGGTCTTTTTCTTCGCTCATGATATTAGAGAAGTCGAGATCCATTTTAATTAATTGATAAGTTAGGTGACCCACGTATCCTACAACAAGAGCCATGATAATAATCAGTGGCAAAAACATCAAAAACATTTCCATACTACTATCCTTCATTTGGTGCCGGCAGAGAGAATCGAACTCCCGACCTGATGCTTACAAGGCAACTGCTCTACCTGCTGAGCTATACCGGCAATCTGGCTCCGCGAGCAGGGCTCGAACCTGCGACCCACTGATTAACAGTCAGTTGCTCTACCAACTGAGCTATCGCGGAATAAATTGTGGGCTCTCATTTTACCCTGGGAGAGCCTGACCAGAATATGGTGCCCGGGGCCGGACTTGAACCGGCACGCTGTTACCAGCGAGAGATTTTAAGTCTCTTGTGTCTACCAATTTCACCACCCGGGCAAATTTGTCTGTCTATATTACAGTCTAAGCAAACAGTTGTCAACCTTTATTTTTCAGGAAAACCAATATCTTCGCAAGTGTCAAACTCTTGTTGGTTGCCATATGTCTGTTTTGAATTACCTAAACTGTTTGGCAGTTCCGGAAAGTAACCAAACTTGTTTTGAATACAATCCTCAAAAGTTTGCCACAATGCTTCAAACTTTCTCTGATACACTCGAGAAATTGCTTCGATATCACTGTTATCGTAACCATTGCTTTTCAACAACATGTTAAGATCATCACAAACACTCCAGCAGTTCATGATGTCTTGCTCTAAATCAAATCTATCTGTCATTGTAAATTTTTCTCCAAGTATTTTAAAAAATGCTCTTTAAGAGCAACTTCTTTTCCATAGGCTTCGCGTTCCCATGGGGAATCATAGTCTTCGTCCTGATTTTTTCGAGCGGCCCACCGCTTTCCTTTGAACTGATTTTTGTTTAGATCTAATCCATCTTTGATAAATTGCTTAATATGGATTAACTCATGTGCAAGTGTGCTGAGCATATCTTCAAAACTTTCTTCGCGAGCAACAAAGATAGTTGCTGTCCACTTACCTCTGTTTTTAGAAGCATGTGCCCAGCCTCGGCACCCGTTATCAAATTTATTTATAGTGCGACCTAATAGCACTTCATAATGAACTGGCTCGTGTGCAATTCCTAACTTGCACGTCATCACTGCAATAGCACCACGTATTTTGTTTGCCACAGATTCACTGTAAGGCTTACCAAAATTTGGCCCTTGAACATCGATGTTCATGTTTTACCTCTCTAGGACGTTGAAGTGTTTGAATGTTTGCTGAACACAAACTGCTTGCCAAAATGCATCATCATCAGCACTGTGTGCATTTTGCTGTATTGCTTTACGTGGATCTGTAGGCATCATGTTAAAGATTGTCCTACAATCCTGTACTTGCCAAAAAGCCCAGTTTCTATGATGATCAAATTGCTTGAATAAATTTTCTAAGATCACCATATCAAACTGAGGACCTTGGCACCAAATTTTGTCAACACCTGTAAGCCACTTGTTTAAGTCGCCAGCAAAGTCTTTAACAGGAATTCTGCCTTCCTCTGTAAAGGTCATTTCTCTTACATGCTCTTCTTGTTTTGCCCACCATTCTAGTGTGCTCTCTAACACACTGCGGCCACTGTTGATTTGCTCATCAGCACTAGGTCTCCACAGTGTTCTAGTGTGGGGTTCTTCTGAATTGAATGGGTCAAACTTTACAGCACCTACAGATAAAACTACGCAGTCTGGCTCAGTGCCCAAAGTTTCAATATCGATCATAGCATGTGTTGTCATAGTGTTATTATAACAAAATACTGTGAAATGTCAACTAAAAAAAATCTAATAAAAACAACAACTTACAGTCCCACATGTATTCTTGCTATGTCCGGTATTTCAATTTTGTGTTGTTTTGCTCTGATTAACCCATTAATTTCATTTTCGACCACATATTCTACATAAGGATCGTTGAGTATGTCATCAGCAGTAAGAGAAACAACTGTGCTATGCCAAACTAAGTCGGGGTGTACCAAAGGATTGCACCTTTGTCCAAGCCATGACATTATCCCTAATTCTCGCCAATGTACACAGGCTTGCCAGTCTAGCCCACAAACAAGTACATTAGGACTAGCAATAAGATGAGGAAATTGTTTGTAAACATCTCCCATTGTTGTTACTGATTGACAGTTTAGGTTGACGTTATTTTTGCTTCTGAGATTTTTTGCAATGTATGGATCAAGTTTGTAATGTTCGTTTTTGTAAGTGGCTAACGCAACATGATCAAAGTTTAATTGTGCAAGTTTGTCAATCATATGCTGATAAAAAATACCAGCTCGCTCACAAGTATCTGGGATATTAAAACAAGATCTTTCCCAACAATCTATAATTACAACAAGATCAATTCTGTGCTCAAACACATTATAACTCTAGTACAGTATCGTCTGGTAATTGATCCTTTTCTTCGTTAACTGCTTGTAACTGTCCAGCACCTTTTACATCTTCGCCCCACACCATTTTCTCAAATGGATTTTGAGTGCCTTCTTTTACATTCTCCCACCAAGTAGTGTCTACGCCAATTTTGTTCAAATACCAAGCAATTTTGTGTGCAGTTGCAACTCTTGCTTGTTGCATATCCACATGAGCAAAATCTCTTGGATCTTGGGGATTGCCCTCCATATACTTTCTATTCTGGAAAGTTTCATCATCATTGTTGCCAGTGATATCTGCTCTGTCATGAATAAACTCAACATCAATTCTTTCAAAGATATCCAACATGTATGCAATATGACTTAGCCATGCATCATTCTGTGCATTTTGACTTAGGTGTCCAATTAAAATATACCAATCTCTAGGCACAATAGGAAGTATTGCATATGGATGACCATTGTGGTTATCTTTAGGTGCTAACAGTTTAAACTGCCCTGAATAAGAATTTATAACTTCGTCCCAACCCTCTGTTACCATTAATGCATCATCATTCCAAAAGAATATCCATTCACCTTGCCCGTTACCGGCAAGTGTGTTCACATAATTGTGTAAGTTTTCATATCCAATTGGCTTGAAAATATTTGCTCTTGCTTCAACTCCGTTTTCCTGTAAGTAAGGTGCAATATGATCTTTTATGTAGTCGGTGGTTGCTTGATCATCTTCGTCGATGCCCAGCATAATTTCAATATCCTGAGGGTTTGATGCTCTGTCTATAAGCGATTCTAAACTTGCTTTTAATACCTCGGTTCTTCCTCTAGTGGGTAGAATCACTGTGATCTTTTTTGTTGTTTCCATGATTACCTCTTTTTGTTTTCGCCTGTGAATAGTTTTCTAATGTTGCCTCTGAATGTGTAGTGTCCAACGTGATTAAGTGCTGTGCGAGGATCTAAGAAAACATCTCCGCCCATGTCTTGCCAGCGTCTACAGAAGGTGTAGTCTTCGCTTAAATAACGTCTACTTTCTGGATCAATAATACAATCAAACAGTGCATACATAAAAGGCTCAAACTTTTGATCAACATTGATATCGTTTACATATTTTGTTTCTGGATACTTGTCAAACATTTGCTGTACAACTTCTTTTTTAATACACATAAACCCAGTGCCTGCATCTTTGAGTTTAACCAAGTTGTCAACAATTTGTACTTGCGGAGTACGATTTCCTTCTGAATCCTTAACAAAGTCAAAGTTCACTACATAGTTAGAACTGTGACCTTCGATCGTGTCTGGTGTTTCTGCTGGATCGTTTCGTGTTGCTTCCATAATGCTTTGCCAATTGATTGCTTTCTTTGGATAAGCACCTACCACAATTGGTTTGTCATATGCAACCATACGCAAGATATCTTCAGGATTAAATTCAATATCAGCATCAATAAAAAACAAATGTGTTGCTTCTGAGTTTTCCATAAAGAAACTTGTGAGTGTGTTGCGACCACGTGTGATCAAACTTTCATTTGCTAAAGTACTGATTGTGTATTTGATGTCATACTTGTTACACAAAATAGCAAATCTCATCATGCTTCTAAAATATGGTTCACCAATTTGTCCGCCGTAACAAGGTGTTGCAATAAAGATGTGTTTTTGTCTCAGTAAACCTAATGGGATTTCAATTTTAGAATCAAGTAATTGATGTAAAGTAGAATCATCATTTGCGTTTGCAGGTGCCGGTGATGAAGCAGGAGTTTTGCTGATTGGATTACTCTTACGAGTTTTGCTTTTCTTAGCCATTTATATTCCTTTGTGTAAAGTGTGTAGTGTTTTTATTTATTTTCAAGTATCACAAACTGGAGCTCGGAACTGGAATCGAACCAGCGACCTGATGATTACAAATCAACTGCTCTACCTGCTGAGCTATCCGAGCTTGTTTACTAATACTGTTATTTACTTGTGATTTTATGATGCGATACAGATAACTGGCTATTACCTTGCATCTCTGTGGGAGGGCTTACTGCTGATGAATTCATTGAGCTTTTCTGCTTCTGCAACAATCTCTTCAGTTGAAGGCATTGCTTCAGCAGTCTTTGCTTTGGCTTGTAAAATAAGTCTTGCTTCTTGTAATAATTCAAGTCTTATTTCATATGGTGTTTTGTTTGACATTAGATATGAATCCTATATTTCTTATGTATATATTTATCCTATACACAAATTTTTTTAATAACGTATTTTAATTGTTATTTGCCCTGTTGCTCGCCGCGGTCGTCCATGTTAGATATATGCTGGTAATAATAATTCATGCCATGATCTGCTACACCGTCAATAAACTTAAATTGTTTAAGAGCTGCCCAACGACCTCTCCAGCCATCTTTAAATCTTTGCCATGGTGTTGCTTTTCTAATATTACCGTATGTATTGATGTATCTTAGATGCCCGTCATGCTTATACCATAATCCCCCTATTGCTGGTGGCACACTTGGCACAACATCGTTGTTGTTTACATAACGGAAATAAGGGAAGTCAATAAGTTTTAAAAAGGCTGTGTTACCTACTCGTGGCTGCCCAAAGGTGTATAACCCTCCGGTTGGTTTGAGCTCCATAGCAACCAATACTGCCATGGCCCCACCTAAACTATGTCCACACACCCAAATTTTCTTAGTCCCTTTTTTGTTGTGTTTTGTTAATGCAGTTTTGATATCAGGAATAACTTTTTCGTATTCACCATAAAAGCCTTGATGTACTTTTCCGCCTTGTGGGTGTGGCATTCTAAATGTGTTAAGGTCTGCTTTCACATCATTCAGTGCCGTTGGCTCTGTACCTCTACATGCAATTAATACATCGTCTTTATCACTCATTACATAAGCCTGTGCTCCGTCAACATCAATGTATGTTGGGGGTAATGGTTTGTTTAAAAATTTCTTCAATGGGGATAAGTCATCAATTCCTTCTTTTGCTTCAAAAAGATTTTCTGGCGATTGATAACATTGTGTTGCAAATAGACTAAGTATAGTTCCTTTGTCTTTCACAGATAAATCTGAAAGTGCCATGTGTTACTCCTATGGTTATATACATATTTATCTATAGCGTAAGGTCAAACCAAGTTTACGTTCACAGTTCATAGCACCTGTTGCATGTATCATTTTAGAGTCAAATTCTAATAAATTACCAGGTTTTAGTTTGTATGCTTTGCCGGATAATCCCTTCCAGTATTTTCTAGGAAAATAATACAAGTATTCGTTGTATAAGTCATCGTCGACATCTCCATCAATCATGTTCTCAACATCATAGTCACAAGGACGACCTTTGAGTTCTTTGTTGTATTCAAATGTAGCATTGGTGTTGAATACCCATGTGTTGCTCGGTAGCGGCCACCATTGATCAAAGATAACCAATGATGAATCTTGACCGTTGACTGTTTCGACTGGTATAACAAAATTTTCATTTACACCATTACGGAAATCTGTGTGGGGTAGATATGGAGTCGAATGATTGTAAAAATTACTCACCTTAATGCGATCAACATCTACATCTGGTACTTCGGCAAGTAAATTATACACCACTGGATCTAAATGTGGATTATTGATTTTTTTCATCACATCAGTATCGTAACTGTCAGCAGATTGAGAATAATAATAGTCTTTGAGTTGTTCTATTATATCTAGGCTGATTGCGTTTTCAAAATATTTTGTAGGTAGTAATGTCATAATCAAAAATCATAATAGTATTCTAATATACTTTTACTATTATATTTATTGATTGCATCTCTGAATTCTGCTGTTAGCTCTTGTGGTACCTTTCCTGCTTTGTACCTAACACTACCTATTGCACCTATGTTTACATCTCCAATTTCCATTTCTAAATTTTTTGCTCTTTTTTGTGCTTGGGCTTCTATAGGTGTTCTGTACAGTAAATCAAATTGATTATAAATTCCTGTTGATGTTGCATAATACTTTTTAAGTTTTTCAAATCCAGTTCTTTTAACTAATGGATTGATACCTCCCGGAAGTATGCTTTCATAAATTTCGTATTTTAATCTTTGTGCATACATGTTTATTCCAGTTAATTCTTCTCTGCGTTCAGCATGTATTTGTTTTTCCTTAACTACACTTATACTGTGCTTCAATACTTTGTATATAATTTCAGGAGTGTATAAAGGTATATCTCTTACTATGTCTATATTAAGTTTGTCACATAGCAATCTATAAGACACAGTGTTGCCTATAAAGAATCCTGCACTTAATCCTGCAATGTCTTCAGGTCCTTCGTTTTGTGCTGAATTCATAGACATTATAGGAACCTCACCGCCTAAAAACAGTGTGCCTTCTTTGTCTTTGAATGTTTTTTCAATAAAGTACAAATGTACAGCAATTTGAGGACTTGATGTTTGGTATTTCTTAGCATACTCTAAATGTTTTCCGGTATTAAAAAAATCGTGTAAATCGATGTATACTTTTTCTAATGGTAAAGAATTTTTTTCAGCAATGATTTCTGCTTGTAAAACATCGTCCGAATTTATAGGGGTATCATTCCACAGAGTAACATAAGTATACAATGTGATAGGCACGTTTAATTGTTGTGCTACTCGTAGTGCAAACTGGCTATCTACACCGCCACTAAGGCAAACATTCGCGTGTTTAACATGCTTTAATTGTGAGACTATGTCATCAATAACAGGACGATCATTATCAGGTTTAGCAACTTTAATAATAAGTGTTTTAGTTTCAGCGTCAAACTTGAATGCTGGAGGAGAACCAAAAGTGATCATTAAAAAATATTTCCTTTACAAAAGATGATAAATATAGTTAATATACTTATGGAGCAAACGCGAATATAAATTCGTTTTTTGGAGCAAATAAATGGCAAATTATATCGTATCGCTGGACACCTCGACATACGCAAATGCAGGTGCCGCAGAGCTTGCATTAACTAATGCAGGTGCAGCAATTACAAGAACTTATCAATTTCCGTTAACGTATGGAGTCACAGCAACAACATCGCAGTTAGCAAGTCTTGCTGGTGTACTACGTTACGAAGAAGTTGGCACTGTGTTAACGGCTCAGAAAGCAGGAGGTACACCAACGTATCATCACTTGCAATCAACTTCTGTTAGCAAAAACTATAACTATTATTGGCATCCAGTGGATACCACTCATGGTCAAGGACAACATGTATACTTACTAGATACTGGTGTTGACGTTGGTCACCAAGAATTTGGTAATGCAACTAACATTAATAACCTATATAACTGTACAAATGCTACAGGCTTTGTTGACACTGACGGTCACGGAACTGCAATGGCTAGTTTGATAGTTGGCGGCGCAATTGGTATTGCAGCAAATGCAACACTGCACAATGTAAAAATGTTTGACAACGGTAATGGTAATGTTACTGTTGGTGAAATTGTTGATGCTCTAGACAATGTACTTACTCACCACAATAATAATACTCCTGCAGAGCCAAAAGTTGTGTGTATGCCATTCACAGTAACAAAAAATCAACTCATTGATGACAAGTTAAATGAATTACTTGATGAAAACTTAATGTTAGTGGCTTGTGCTGGTAACAGAGGTAACGGCGTAGATGTAGACAATTATTCGCCAGGTGGTTTAGACACTATTACAACTGTTGCTTCTCACGATGAGGCCTTTTATGCAACAACTTTTTCACAATTACCATTAAAAAATGGAACTTGGGACACAGGTAACATTCATGGATCGAATACCACAATAGTAAGAAAACTAGTACAAAACGCAGCAGAAATTGACCTTTTTGCTATTGGAACCAATGTGTCTGTTGCTGATCACTCTAATGTTTCCAACTATAACACAGTTAACGGTACAAGTGTATCATCAGCAATTGCAGCAGGAGCTGCAACTCACTTTATGAACTTGTACAGCAGTAACTCAGCTCAAACTATTAAATCGTACATGGTTAGTAGAGGACACGAAGCAGCTAAACTTAGACGTTCCACAACTCCAGACGGGGCGGAGCACCATCATCCTGTTTTAGCATATGACAATTTGACATTCCCTGCAGGTAAAGTAGCAGATTGGGACAAGATTTCATTATCTATCTTGAGTGTACCGATGACTTCGCAAGTATCATTCACAACAATCCCATCAGGTAGATTGCTAAATGTACAATATGGACAAACAGCAAACGTTAATATTGGATTATCAAACGCTGTTTCTAATGTTGCTGTGCTTGACTTTAGTCCACTAAGTCCATGGATGTCATTTAACACATCAACAGGGGTAGTTGTAGCAGATACTTCAAATGCTACACTTGCACCGGCAAACGTATCGCCAGGCATTTATCACTTTGCTGTCAAAGGACAAGTAGGTGATACTGTACACGTTGAAGAATACAGCGTTGGTGTGTATGCAAACAATGTATCAGAACTGAATAGTGCAACTGAATTCTACTACGATGACGACGAAGAGTCATACGAAGAAGTTGTTGCATACAATGTTGGCGTTTTCCAATATCAACAGCTCAAATAACATTATTTGATATAAATCAAGGTGCTAAATATATTTGGCACCTTTTTTTATGACTTTACAAAATATCAGAATAGACACAACCACACGATCAACTGTATTCAATCCGCTGAGTGCTAGTGGTCAGTGGCTGTGTTCTGCATTTGGCAGAAGAACACCAGGAGACTTTGACGCTAAGTATCCAACCTTAATCGAAGCAACACAAGATCTCACTGACTTACAATCTATAACACTGTATAGCGAATACGGTGACTCAATGGAGTGGCCTCACATTTCAAGTTTTGTACAAGTCATGTCTATACAAGGTGTTTATGTTATGATCAATACTTACGGTATGTTTGATCACAAACTATGTGATAAATTAAAAGATCAAAGTGTAAACGTAATTTTTGACATAGATGGAATTTATGAACAATCAGGAAAAGTTTTCTTACACAGTAATTGGAAAATCATCAAAGAAAACATACTTAAATTAGGTTCTAAAGCACGAGTTAAATTTTACAAGTTCAAACACAATGCTTATCAACAAAATGCGTTACAGCGGTTCTGTGACGCTTGTAGAGCTACTTTAGAGGTGGTTGAGGATCCATTATTTGGTAGGAATATACACTCTGTTATAGACGAAAATGCTAATTGGTTGTACGACATACACCCTGCGAATTCACAAGAGCCTACACTTAATAAAACTATGTTAGGTTGGAATATTTTAAAAACAAAGGTGAGAAAAGGAAAAGGTACATCTATTGAACACAGAAAACATATACCTGTGCCCCCTCATGCAACACCGTTAACCAGTGATGATTTTATCAATATCACTGTCAAAGGACATGTTATTAAAGGAAGTTCTAGAGCACAGATCTTTAGTAATGCATTGTGCGAAGATTGGCAAATTGACATGATTGACACCAACAACAAATACAATGCATCTGTTGTTAATGAACTAAGTTTGTTTACAAAAAAAGATTTAGACAGTATTAATATTTACAAAAATAATATACTAGATATCACTACGCAACTTTCACAGTAGGCGAGCCGCTAGTAACACTGTGTCCGCAACTGGCTGTTGTTCCTTGTTTAGCCACAATACCGCCATCTGCTTTTACTGTAGGTGAACCATTAGAAACCAACACAGAGCTTGTGTGCGGTGCTTTTCCATGTGGTGCAACAGAGTCGCCAATTAACGAAACATTTTTTCCATCAGCAAAAACTGTAGGTGCACCTGGACCTATAATAATGCCTTTTGCGGCATCAGCCTTTACTCTTGCACAATCTGCCATAATAATTATTTATCAGACTTACTTTCTTCTTGATAGTTGTCTGCAACATTAATAATATTTTCATAGTCCTTTGCACTTCTTTCATGTGTTTCAACAATACTCATTACTTGAGATGTTGGAACACTTATCATGCTTGCAGGACCTGTGAATAGATAAGGAATTAGTGCTAATTCCTCGCCATTGATAACCACAATACGTGGTTCTAATAATTCTAATACATTGTTATCTTCGTCGTGTGCTGCAAGTTGTGCTACAACTTCAATGCCCGCGACAAACTTAATGGTAACGATTTTACCAGTGAGGTCTTCTAAATTATACATGTGTGTCTCCTAAAGACTAAAGCCTTTAAATGTGTCCTCAGTTACGTCTTGTTTAGTACCACCAATAACGTAACTGCTAATTTCTGTTTCTTGTGGTGCTACTTGTACTTCTCCACCACCAATCCATTTTTGTGTCCATGGCAGTGGGTTTGAACCTGCAGTGTATACTTTTTCTAAACCAATGTTTTGCATACGTTTTGCTGCAATCCATTCCACATATTGCTTGAGCAATTCTGCATTTAGACCAATAATACTGCCGTCTTTAAACAAATAATCAGCCCATGCTTTTTCTTGTTCTACAGCATCAATGAACATTTGCTTGCTTTCTTCTGCTGTTTCTTTGGCAATCTTTGCAAAGTCTTTGTCTTCTTTAACAAGTAATTTTAACATGTGCTGTGTGCTTGCTAAATGAACATTTTCGTCACGTGCAATTAGTTTGATAATTTTTGCATTGCCTTCCATTTTTTTAACTTCTGCAAAAGCCCAACTACAAGCAAAGGAAACATAAAAGCGAACACCTTCTAAAATGTTCACGCTCATTATACATTTCCAAATTCTCTTTTTGTGCTCATACTCGTCATACTTTTTACTGTTTTGACGCATGAGATCATTATACTCTAACAGTTCATTGTATGATTCTGTAATACTATCAGCACAATCAACGATTTCATTAATGCTGGTCATTTCATCAAAAACTTTGCTCGGGTCAGGATATACGTTTCTGATGATATGTGTATAACTTCTGCTGTGAATTGTTTCACTAAATGCCCATGTCTCAATCCAGGTTTCTAATTCTGGAATGCTAACAATAGGCAAGAATACCACATTAGGTGAACGGCCTTGTACACTGTCTAACAGAATTTGTCTTTTTAAATTACTAGTAAAGATATGTTTTTCGTGGTCTGCTAGATCTTTAAAATCCTTTGCATCACGCAAAATATCTACTTCCTCAGGTCTCCAAAAGAAACCCAATTGCTTATCAGTTAATTTGTCAAACTGACGGTATTTCACAGAGTCATATCTCTGCATACCAACACCACCTTCTGGATCTAAAAACATTTTAGCCTCCATATGGTTGTATTTCTTATTTGTGTTTAAAACTGATTTCATATTTTGCAACTTTCGCAGTCCTCATCGTCGTCTAGATTAGTGATAGTATTTACCTCTACTACTTTTCTTGTTTCTTCTTTATTTGTATCAATTTCGCCTTGTCCGTCAAACGTATTATTGTAATACAACTGCTTACCGCCATACTTATAAAACATTAATAGATCTTGAATCAATTGACTCATCGGCACTTTTTCATCGTCGTAGTGCTCAGGATTGTATGATGTGTTTACTGAGATACCTTGATCGATATATTTTTGTAATACTGCCATAATTTTTAAGTATCCTTGTGGAGATTTCTGATCCCACAACAAGTCATACTTGTTTTTTAATCTTGGATAGCCAGGTACAACTTGTTTTAATACACCATGCTTACTTTGCTTGATGCTAATATAACTGCGAGGCGGTTCAATACCGTTTGTGCTGTTACTTATTTGTGCAGAAGTTTCTGCAGGCATAAGTGCCATTAATGTACTGTTTCTAATACCAGTTTCTTTTAACTGCTTACGCAAACCTTTCCAATCCTGTCTTTCTTTGTGCTTAACTAATTCATCAACATCTTTTTTGTATGTTTGATTAGGAGTAATGCCATGTCCATATTTTGTTTCCATCAAACCAGAGATAGCACCTTTTTCCACAGCCAAGTCAGCACTTGCTTTAATTAAATAATAACTCCATGCTTCGGTCCATTCGTCAATCAAATCCAAGTCAGGTTCTTGATAAGATGTATCATGCTTTGCTAACCAGTAAGCAAAGTTAATAATACCAACACCTAGCGGACGTCTTTTCATTGTGCTAAGTTCTGCTGCTAACACTGGATAACTTTGATAGTCTAGTAGTTCGTCAAGTCCTCTTACTGCTAAATCACAAACACTCTCAAACTCTGCAGGATTTTTAATTACTCCCCAATTGATTGCACTCAGTGTGCACAGGCTAATTTCGCCTTCCTCGTCTTGAACATTAGACAGTGGTTTAGTTGGTAGATCAATTTCACAACACAAATTACTTTGTTTAATTGGTGCTACTTCTTCAACAAATGCACCATGGGTATTAGCATGGTCTACATTCATTAAATAAATTCTACCTGTGTCTTTACGTTCTTGCACAAAAGCACTAAACAAATCAATTGCTTTTACGGTTTTCTTTCTAATACTTGTCTTACGTTCTGCTGCTTCATATAACTCTTTGAACTTGCCTTGATCTGCAAAGAATGCATCATATAAACCAGGCACATCATTGGGTGAAAACAAAGTTATGTCGCCGCCACTTACTAGCCTTTCGTACATCAGTTTATTGAACTGTACGCCGTAGTCCATGTGCCTAACACGATTGTCGTCTGTGCCTTTATTGTTCTTTAATACTAGTAAGTCCTCAACTTCTAAATGCCAAATTGGGTAATATAGTGTAGCGGCTCCGCCTCTTACACCGCCTTGGCTACAACTTTTTACTGAACTTTGGAACAACTTGTAAAAAGGAATAACGCCCGTATGTGTCGCATCACCATTTCTAATAGGAGAACCAATTGCTCTAATACTGCCTGCACCAATACCAATGCCTGCCTTTTGGCTTACATATTTTACTACTGCACTTGATGTTGCATTAATGCTGTCTAAACTGTCGCCAGTTTCAATTAGTACACAACTGCTAAACTGTCTTTGTGGTGTACGCACACCTGCCATTACAGGTGTAGGCAAACTGATTTTAAATGTGCTAATTGCATCATAATATGCTTTCACATATTTCATTCTTGTTTCTGCAGGATAATTAGAAAACAGTGTAGCACTGATCATCATGTATGCAACCTGTGGTGTTTCGTATACGTCACCTGTTGCTCTGTTTTGTACAAGATATTTGCCGCGGAATTGCTCCATAGCTGCATAAGTCAAATATTCATCTCTACTGTGATCAATAAAATCCTGCAGTTGATTGATTTCTTCTTTGGTATACAGACTTCTAAACTCAGAGTCATAAAAACCTGCATCAATATTTTTATCCACAATATCGCATAAGCAAGGCGGCTCAAAAGTGCCGTAAACTTGTTTACGCAAATGATAGTTAATTAGTCTACCTGCTACATATTGATAGTTGGGTGTTTCTTCTGAGATAAGATCAGCAGCACTTTTAATAAGTGTTTCTTGAATATCTGCTGTGGTGATTGAATTGTAAAATTGAATTTGACTGTTTATTTCGACTTCGCTGGCACTAACACCGCTAATCCCTTCACAGGCATATTGAACAACTTTGTGTAACTTATCGATGTTAATCTCTTCAAGTTGTCCTGAACGCTTTCTTACCTGCATGTGTATCTCTCTTGTTTTTGTTTGTTCGTTAAAAGTAAAACGTGTAAATATTTACCAGTGTGTCATTGTACAATAAAACAGTACAAATGTCAACGAAAAAGTTGATTAACTTGCACTGTGTGACTGCCAAATTGTGTGCTGTTTTCTTTCATCTCATCTACGGAAACTGCTTTATCTGATAAGAAGTTATAGACTTGATTTTCATATAGTAACACTAGTCCGTCATTACCGTTCGTATGATTACTTATCACTAAAAATTTTAACTCGTCTGAAGTTATGAACTGTTTTCTGACCAGTGTTGCTGTCAGTATAAGTGTGATGCCTGATTGACAAAGATAGCCTTCTCTGACTATGTCAAAAACATTTGGCCAACTTTTAGGGGTATAGTAATCAATATACCTTGGGATAGGTTTGATACTAGCAAATTCATCTAAAACTTCTTGAATGTTGCTATGATGTTTTTGCCTAACTTCTCGCCATGCTGATAATCTGTCGTCAGGGCTTTGGTGTTTATAAAACATAAAAATAACTTAAATTATTAATCGCCCCATCTTCTCACAATGTATCTCATTGTAAGATCAGTAGAAGGGCTAAGAGTATTGTTAACTTGAATTACTGCTGACGAACCGTCTATGTTACCAGAGAATTGAACATCACCTGTTACTCCAGTTGCAACATCTGTAAAGTTATCATTTAGTGCAATTTCGTCTGTTAAGTCATCACCTGAGTACATCAATCTTCCAACACGTCTATATCTGTTAGATGAAGTGCCACCTACCATGCTGTATTCAACGATTAATGTTTGGAAGTCATCGGCTAATGCTAAACCTAATTCGCTAACAGTTTGTAGACCTGTTGATAATGTTAATTGTTCAGGAGAAGTAAAACTTGTTGTTGCTGTACCAGCTGCTAATGCTTCTGATGTTAAAAACTCGATGTTAGTTTTGATATTAAGCAATCCTCTGATATCTGTGTTAGTAGATTCAAAGTATAAGTTATTTAATATCTGTGAAAAATCTTTTGCTTCATCTCTGCTTTCAAAACTCATCTCACCAAACGCACTATCAATTTTCAAGTCCCATGTATTAAACTGTGATGGAGATTGGAACTCTTGGTTAGAGTAAATTTCTTTGAACAAGTTTAGATTAACATTATCTCTCACAGAGTCCATCCATTCTTCTAACTTAGCCTTAACTGTTGCATTTTGTTTTGTGTATTCACCACCAGTGAGTCCGAGACTACTCAATGTATCTTTTGAGTCGTTATGTATCTTAAAATTGAACGGTGTTTTTTGTACTGCTTCAGCATGTGTTAAATACAGTTTATTAGGTGTACCAGGTATGCTGCTCAGTTTAGGCCATTTATTGTAATTGTTAGTTGTTGTTTTTGCTGACTCTACACTGTCTGCAGAAGATAAGTCAGCAGCAAATACAGGTGTTGCACTCACAGTAGCATTTGACACTACCGGTGTAAATGATAAATCAATAATATTAGCAGTAATGTTGGTGCCGTAATTAACAATAAATGTGTTAGCATTTCCAGTAACTTCTGCTGTAAAATTTCCAATACCGGTGCCCGCAGTTTTTAGTGTAACAGTATTACCGTTAGGTATTCCGTGTCTATCACTGTTAACAACAACGTTAGAATTAACCCCATCTTTAAACACTACTGCTGAAACACTCACCGCACTATTAGAAACGCTAGAAAAATCCAAATCTAAATCTATAGTATTATTCAATGTTGAAACAGCAGTAATGTCCGCTTCAACTTCATGTAGTCCTGATACATTTGCTGCTTCTAAGAAATAGATAGA